GACACCGATATATGAATTAATTTTACCATCCACAGGAGAAAAAAAACAATTTAGACCTTTTCTTGTTAAAGAGTATAAAATACTGTTAACAGCTTTAGAATCGGATACTGAAGAAGTTACGCGAATTGTAACTGAGTTAGTAGATATATGTACATTTAATAAATTAGATATGTCAAAATTGGCAAACTTTGATATTGAATATATTTTTTTAAATATGCGAGCAAAGTCTATTGGCGAAATTTCAAACCTATCATTAAAATGCAAAAATTGTGAAAATAAAATTTCTATAGAAATGGATTTAACTAAAGCAACCGTTGAAAAAGCTGCAGATCATAATGCAAAAATACAATTAACAGATGATATTATTTTAGAAATGCGGTATCCAAAATTTGAAGAAATGATAGATATATATGAAAATTTTAAATCCGATAAAATTGTTAATTTGTTAAGCAACTGTATAAAATCTGTATATACTAAAGATAAACTATATGACGATTATACAAACGAAGAATTGCAAGAATTTGTAAATTCTTTTTCAAAATCTCAATTTGATATGATGGAAAAGTTCTTTTTAACTATGCCTAAATTGGTTCAAAATATAGAAAAAGATTGCGATGCGTGTGGTACACACAATGAAATTAAAATAGAAGGCCTACAAAATTTTTTCGTCTGACCCTTTCCCATGAGGGGTTATACAATTATTTTAAATTAAATTTCTCGTTAATAACTAAACACAGATATTCATTGACGGAAATAGAAAATATGATACCATGGGAAAGAGACACATATGTTGCTATGCTTATATCAAGTATAAATGAAGAGAACAATAAAATACAACAAAAAAATCTAAGGAATATTTAATGCTACCCATTAATACTCAGGCACAAGCAAATTCAGATAGACTTATGCTAGATACTTTGCAGAAGCAAGGAGAAGTTCTTTCTAATCAATCTAAAACTTTAGAAAAACTTGTTAACGAATTATCGAAACAATCTAGATCTAGTACCAAAGTAAGTACCAAAGCTAAAGCAGAAGCTTCTACAGATAATCAAGGTCAGGGTATTTTTGATAAACCAATGCGAGAACTTCTTGAAATGTTTAAATTTGAGTCCGGCGGTAAAACCATGGACAGTTATAAACAAAAATTTAAATTTGAATCTGGTGGTAAAAGACAAGAAACCGAAAAATCTGAAACTACTAAAGATACCAAAGATAAAGATGAGGATGAAAGTATATTGAAAAATATACTTGAGAAGTTTAATGAATCTTCAGAATTTCAAAAGCAAATGGCCGAAAATAGTAAAACTTTACAAATGATAACTGACATAACTAAAGTAAACGTTGCGATAATGAAAGATGATCTTGCATTTGTTAAAAAGTCATATGAAGATAATGAAAAAGAAAAAGATAGAGAAGCTTTAGCAGAACAAATTGCAGAAAAATTGGGAATAACAGAATCTACAGAACCTGTTAATCCTGAAACAAATAATAAAAAAGAAGATAATAGAGAAGCTTTAGCAGAACAAATTCCAGAAAAATTGAGAATAACAGAATCTACAGAACCTGTTAATCCTGAAACAAATAATAAAAAAGAAGATGACCGTTCTCAAGAAAAACTTTCCATAAAAATAGGAAAAGCGGTTGCGGAAAATATAACAAAGGGAATTGGGCTTTTACTCACAACAAAAGATTTTAAAGAGATATCAGAAAAACATACTGATAATATAATAGAGGCATTGCAAGGATTAAACACGGGTGGTAATAGCGGCACTCCTGGAATTCCTGGAATTCCTGGCGGAGGTAATACACCGGGTACTCCAGGCAATAAACCGGGTACTCCAGGCAATAAACCAAATATTCCCGGTACGCCTCCGCCAGGTGGAGAACCTCCAAAAATACCACCGCTTGCTGCAGGAAGTCCTTTGATGGCCGCGGGTGTAGTTACAAGTGTTATTGCAGCCGGTGCTGCTTTGACATATGGTGCAACAAATGCTCTTAATAATATGAGCGATGACCAATTACAAGAATTATCGCAAGACACGGGTAGTGATACAGGCTTAGCTGCGCAAGTGATATTAAATGGTAGAAAATCTCAAGAAGAAAAAGATGCAGATCAAAAAAGAATAGACCAAGAAAAAGAAGATCTAAACGATGCACCATTCTTAACAAAATACTACGGTATAGGTAAAGAAGATTATATGAAAGAATTAGAAGCTAAAAAGAAAAAAGAAGCAGATAAAAAGCGTCTTAAAGAGCTAGTACAACAGAGCAAAGAAAAAGAATTAAAGAAAAAGACAAAAGAAGAAACTAAAAATCCAAACCTTAAAAATGAAGCAGGTCCACAGGAACCATTAGTTATTCCTAAAGAAATGGAAAATTTATCTGCAAACGAACAAGGTGTTCCTTCTGTTGAACCCGTGGCGGCAGTAACACCAAAAGCATTAGATGCAGTAACAGAGCAAAAACAAGAACTAAATGATACTAAAACTGCAGCTGCTCCTATTACTGTTATAAACAATAATACTAATAATGTAGGTGGCGGTGGAGGTCAATCTATGAATTTTGCTGCAGCAAGTCCAGTAAACACAGATTCATCTATTAATGATTTCTTTAGATCACATGGAAGAATATTTGCATAACGTGGAAAACCCAGGACTAAGCCTGGGCCATGTTAAATTACTGTAGTTTAATCTTCAGCTAATTTAGCAAAGTAGGATAGTGAATCTTCGTCATCATCAAAATCCACTTCTTTAGCAGGCACCTTAACTGGTGCCTTTTCTACCTTTTGTGTTACTCGTGTAGGAGCAACATCATCTAAGTCTACATCTGCCGCAGGCTTAACTGCTGCTGTGGATGCGCCGTTTAAGCCCATAACCATTTCGAATTTTTTCTTCAATTCGTCATATGACTTAAAGTTTTTCGGTTCTAAGAACTGAACCAATGAATGTTGGCTGCTCCAGATTTTTTCAATCTCAGCATCATCTTCAGAAATAGTGCTAATTCCGTCAAATTCAGATTTATCGTAATTGCGATAACCTTCGACATTACGAATCTTCAGTTTGAAGTTTGCACCTTCCCAGAAGTCAAAAGGATTAATTGGCTTTTCATCTTCGAACTGTGGTTCAGCGATATCTTTAATTTTATCAAAGATTTTCTTACCAAACTTGTAAAGGAATACTTTACCTTCGTTCTCGGGATGTGCTGGGTCTTTAACAACTAAAATGTTAACGACATAACTAAGCTTACGCTTTTGTTTACGAGCAATTTCTTTATTTGCCTCAGAGCCAGAGTTCCATAGTTCTGTGTTATATTCAGAAACAGGATCTGCTTTGCCTAAGGTTGTAAGAGAATTCTCGATATACCATTTGCCTGCTGGACCTTGGAATCCATGATTCCAAATTCTAACCCATGGTAGTTCCTCGCCTTTAGGAGGAGCCAAGAAACGAATGACAGCATAGCCGTTGCCTGCTTTGTCAACTTCTGGTTGCCAATAGCGGTCATCTGCGCTGCGTGATTCGGACTGGGGATTTGCGATCTTTTCTACCTCTTTCATAAGAGTTTCAAATCCGCCGCGGGATTTTCTTAGATCTGCTAGTGTGTTGATTGCCATAATTTGCCTTTCGTATTAACGGTGTATGTAAGTATGTTTATATTAACGTCGTTTGATTTTGAGTACTGTCGCATAATCATAATCTAACTCTCCATTGTCATCATCCATTTTTTTAGATGATGCAATATTATATATAAGATTCCGATGCTTGTCAATAGCACTTTTCTTCTTAATTGTCCGAAATTTTCTCTCTTGCTCTCGGTCTAAATCTAAATTTCTTTTCTTAATGCTCATTTTAAAATTTTTAAAAAACTCCTAAAATCATTCATCTTTATCAGATACAGTAATAAATGGCCAAGTAGAAACCTTTTTAGTTAAGTCTGCTTGCGTATATGCCAATTTCATAAGATAACGCTGCGTCTCTTTAAGTGACAAGATTGCTTGCTCTAAAAGATGTCTCGTTATATCTAACTCTTTTTCTAAGTTATTAATTTTCTGAGCTGTCACGTCCAACTCTTCGTCTAAGTATTCCACTATACTTTTCCTTATCAAATTGTAAAAAGGGTTTATACTTTCTTATCAATCTGGAAATATCCGGCCACATAATATCTGTACTAAGATCAGTATCAAATTTGTCTAAAAATGGATTTATCTTTTCCAGAATAACCAAAGTTTCTAAGGTAATTGTTTTCCGTAGAAATGCTTTAATTATATATGGATGTTGGGTTTTTGCAATCGTGAAGGCATCATCGAAAGTCTTATTCTCAGCTTCAAGCTCTTCTATTAGAGCATCTAAATCATTGGTAAATACGTACGATAAGCTTTGAACTTTTTTTTGCCATTCTGTATATCGTTCGTTAGCTTCTGCGTCAAATAATCCGCCCCAGCGATCTCCGGATGTAAAGTTGGCAACTAGAAAATTTGCTACTTCTTCGTCTGAATAAGTCTTAGAAACTTTTCGTATTGAAAATATATCTTTTCGTTTAGCAAACGCTTGTCGGCTTGCTCTTATCCTACCCTTTTGTTTAATTACATCATACTGGTCTGTAGTAAAGTGCAATTTAAGAGCCAGGTACATTTTATATACTGAATATTCATCCATAGTCACAGTGGTAATTTTCCTCTCTTTTTGAAGTAGTTACCTTCTTCTGCTTCTATCTGTACTCGTTCTTTTAATGATTGATTTATTAGTTTCGATATGGATTCAACATCAATATCTACTTCTGAGCAATATTGTATAATTGCATCCATGTAACCTATTTTTTCTCGTACAACTCGTTCCTCAATATAAAGTGAAAACTCGTTAGGGGATCTAAATCTCTTTGTTATTACTAAACTGTCGGTTAAGACATACGGCTCTAATTCGTTATTCATTTTTCTTCCGGGAAAAGAATCTCATCCATAAAATTCATAAACACATTTTTATCTACCCCAATATTAACCATCATTGCTGGGGTGTGAGGATTCAATTTCTGATTCT